TTTTTTGCGCGACTTAAACAAACTTGACAAGCAAGGCAAAAGCGAACTTCGCAAGGCGTCAGTCGATATCGCCCGGCGGCTCATGGTCCCAGCTTGGTCTATGGCCGCCCTAGAGGCCAAGGGCCATTGGGGCGAGAAAATTATGCGCACCGTCAAAGCCAAATCCGACCGCATACCCGTAGTCACGATTGGCGCTAACCGGCTTAGGGCTTACAGCAAGGGCGCATCGGTAAACATGATTAAAACCCCATCGGCGTTTGGTGTTAAAAGTAAAACCCGCCGCAGCACAGACCCAAGAGCCAACTCCGCAATAGTGGCATTTGGTGAGGGTACCGGGTGGATGAAAGGCGTTGGCGCATCCTATAAAGAGCCCGCCATGCGTGAGTGGGGCAAAGCCACCGACAAGGTCGTGGCGTCTTGGAACGATAGACGGGAGACCTACTAATGGCTATGTCCGGCGGCCGGACCTTAATGGTTTACCTAGCGGCAGATACCGCCAACTTTAAGCGCAACATGACGTCCGCTGAAAACTCGGTTACCGGGTTCGGCGGCCACGTCGACAACATCGGCTCAAAGATGGCCAACGTCCTAGGGCCCGCCCTGCTAGGTGTCGGTATTGCAGCGGGGGCTATGGCCGCCAAGTTTGCAGTAGACGGCGTGCAGGCGTTTGTAGCCGATGAAGCCGCAGCTGCAAAACTAGCCACAACCCTAGGCAACCTAGGATTAGAGCAAGCCACTACACAGGTCGAGTCATTCATTGACTCCCAACAAAGACTCACAGGTGTCGCCGATGACGAACTGCGGCCGGCGTTTGATCGCCTTATCAGGTCCACGCAGGACGTCGGAACCGCCACCAACGCCCTTAAACTTGCGCAAGACATAGCGGCAGGCACTGGCAAGAGCCTTGAGAGTGTGGCCGCGGCCCTCGGCAAAGCGTTCGACGGCAACACCGTTGGGCTAGGCAAACTTGGCGTGGGGCTTGACGCCGCGACGCTACGCACCGGCAACATGAAAGAAATAACAAAAGCACTTGCCGACACGTTCGGTGGGCAAGCTGAGACAGCCGCGGGCACATATCAAGGACAACTTAACCGGCTAACCGTCGCATTCTCAGAGCTGCAGGAATCATTCGGCCGAGGATTTATCACCTCACTTGGTAACTCGACCGCCAAAACTGACGAACTAATGCAAGCCATGAAAGACCTTGAGCCCGTCCTGCAAAGCATTGGCAGCGAACTAGCCAGGGATCTAGTGGCGTTGGTGGACTTTGGGCGCGGATTCCAAAACTTCCTGAGACCATTGAACGATTTTGAGAACGGATCGACCCGCGTATTTAACGAGCTACAAAGACAACTAGCCCAAAACCTATTTGACGTTCAAGCCCTAAAAGACGCCTACAGTGGTCTAGCCGGGGTCGCTAGCGGATTTGCTGGCAATGCGGCCGTCGGTGGCGGCGGCGGTGCTGGTAGCGGCGGATCATTCGGCGGGACAGCATCCATGGCCGGAGTGCGGGAAAACGACCCCAGCGTCATACGCGCTAACCTAGCCGCACAGTGGGCCGACGTGCTCGACAAACTAAACCCGAAACTAGAACAAAACAAAGTAGCTTCGAGCGGCTCCGCGAAGGCTACGACGTCGATACGGGACGCAATGAAAGCGGCGTCCGATACTGTCACGACCGCATTCCAACCGGCCCTAGACGTCGCACAGGCCGCCCTAGACGGTGTCAAGGCCGCGTCCTACGCCTACGCGGAAAGCCTCAAGGGTGCAATAACTGGAACTATTAGCTTGGCCTCGGCTTGGGCCGCGGCCGAGTCGAAAGCACGACCGGGCGAAGCGTTCGCAGCTGACGCCCTGACAGCGTTCCAAAAGCAAATAGGGGACGCCACCGGCTTTGCTAAAGCCATAGGGAATCTAGCCTCGCAACCTGGCGTATCTCAAGCCCTCATAGATCAACTTGTGGCCGTCGGTCAGGCTCAAGGCCCGATCGCTGGCACCGTTCTTGCTAACGAAATGATCAGCTCAGGTCTAGTCCCCGAACTTGCTACGCAGCTGCAAAGCCTAGACATATTCGCCGGCGCTACAGGCGAGGCCGTGTCCGCTAAGTTCTACGACCAGGGCGTCATATCCGCTACCCAAGTGCTGCAGGGTATTTCCGATGAGATTGTGGCGCAACAGAAAGCCCTCAAGAAACTAGGCCAAAACATTGGCGAACCTATCGGGAACCAGATTACCCAAGAAATATCCGACGCCATTGACCGAGGAATAGCACGGGCAAGGAAAGCAGCAGCGGACGCTGAAGCGGCCGAGTTTACCCGTCAGACCGCAGCTAGGGCCACACAAACCGCCGTCGGGCAAGGTATTACGGCAATTATTCGGCAGACCGACCAGCGGACCGGGTCTCTACCCGCGGCGGCGCTCCGATGACAGCCCCCACCATCACGTCGGTCACTATTAACGGCGTCGACCTCGACCTAGACGACGTTATCCTTGACGTAATCATCACGCACGGCCGGGGCGCTATCACGGATGCCGCTAGCCCCTCGACACTTGATATGCGGATATTTGCTACCGGCCAAATAACCGTCCCTTACACGTTGGGGCAGTCGGTCAACGTCAAGGCCGACACGGTTGACAGGTTTACCGGTGCGATAACTGACATGGCAATTAGTCACGCGACAACAATTGACGGCAATCCCCCAATGACCATAATCGACGTCACGGCGGTCGGATTATTGGCAAACCTTTCTAGATTCTACTACGACACGACCCGACCGGAGGAAGATCTACAGGCCCGAGTCGACGCTATTCTTACCGCTACCGGGCTGACATATTCGGCGCAGGCAGACCCCGGCTACTTACTACTTGAGGTGCTAGCGGCCGACGCCGTCCTCGAGGACGCCCGCACGCAACTCGATGTGTTGAATGATTGGACCGGCGGGACCCTGTACGACAAGCCCGACGGGACCGTGGTTTTCGAGTCCTACACTCGGCGCGGGTATAACTATGCGACGGCGACGTGGGACGACATGCCCCTCGACTGGGACAACACGACCGAGGATTGGATAAGCCAATACGCGGCAGGCTCAGCGGCACCGACGGCCGTCACTCTTCCGGTTACGGCGGTAGTGTGGGAGCCACGGTGGCAGGCCACAGCGTCGACCATTGTGAACGACGTGACGGTGTCTTATGGGGCCCTTGACCCCCAAGACCTGTTCAACCAGGTGGACGCGGGGAGCGTCGCGGCGTTTGGATCTCGGGCTATCACAATCAACACCGGTCTAGTCGATGTCGACGACGCCGGGAATAGGGCCAGTCTTGTGCTCACGGCTCAGGCTACGGAGCGTTGGACCCTTGGTGGGGTCGAGATCCTTATGGAGACCCTGACGGTCCCACAACTCGCGGAAGTTATGAACCTAACTTCCGGTGACCGGGTGATCGTTACGGGCCTACCGACGCCGGGACCTATTACACAATTCTTGGGAGTCCTCGAAGGATGGACCGAGACCTACACGATCGACGGCTACAGGCTTACCCTCGCCCTATCTGACCCGCGCTACTCCTACGCCATGTTGCAATGGGATGAAGCGGGCGCCGCGGATTGGGCTAACGTCCCAATTACCACCACATGGTCCGACGTAATCCTACAATCAGACCTAACATAAGGAAGGAAACAGAATGGCAACGACTACTTACGGCACGCCATACGTGGCAGGTACTGACCTGGTCGCGAACTGGCCCGCCGCATCACTAACGGTCGCTAACTCAATCGACGCCGCGGGATATTACGTGGGCCGAGGTATCAACGCTCAGGTGGCGTCGTATACCACGGTGCTCACGGATGCCGGTAAAACTGTCACGATGACGGCGGCCGGAGCAAACACGGTAACGATCCCGGCTAACTCAAGCGTTGCCTACGTAGTCGGTACGCGCATAAATATTCTTAATCTCGGGGCGGGTGCCTGCACACCGACGGCCGGTGCGGGTGTCACAATCTCGGGTACGATCACGGCCCTAGCGACTAACAGCAGCGCGGCGGTAATCAAAACCGCAACTAATACTTGGTCTTATGTCCCTTTTGGTAGTGGCACGCCGACCCTGACCTCGGGCGATGTGTCTAGCACTACGGGGTCACCAACAATAACCACTAGCGGGATTTACACGATTTATAAGTTTACTGGCAGCGGGACAATAGTTCTAAGTAAAGCAGGCTTGTGCAGCGCTCTACTCTGCGTTGCAGGTGGTGGCGGTGGTGGATCCAATTACGGCGGCGGCGGCGGCGCTGGTGGTGTCAACTCTATTACTGCAGCGTATTTGCCATCCGGTACCCTTACCGTGACAATTGGTGCTGGCGGTGCCGCATCGGTCAATGGCGTTACCAATGGAAAAAATGGAGTCCCGTCACAAATAAGCGGCATTGTTGCCGTCGGTGGCGGCTTTGGTGGAACGGGGTATGCTCTTGGTGAGGCTAGCGTAGGCGGATCAGGTGGTGGCGGATCAGGTGTTTCAGGTATAGCAGCGGCTGTTATTGGTGGTGGCGGAACACTTAACCAGGGTAATTCTGGGTTCACGACTACAGGGGGAAATAGTTCCGGTGGCGGTGGCGGTGGTGCTGGTGCTGCTGCTACAAACATCAATGGCGCAACAGGCGTTGCCAACAGCATCACCGGTTCAAGCGTTACCTATGGCGGTGGTGGCGGTGCCTATCTGACTGGAACCGGTGGCGCTGGCGGTGGTGGTGCTAATGGCACAAATGGGTCAATGAACCTTGGCGGTGGCGGCGGCGCCGCCAACGGAACAAGCGTGGGCGCCGGTGGTTCAGGTGTCATAATTATTTCAGTAACAACTTAGGAGACCTGATGGCACATTACGCATTGGTAGACGAAGGCATCGTTCGAAACGTGATCGCGGTCGCGAACGACGCAATAGATGATCTGCCGTTTCCAGAGTCGGAGCCCGTGGGCGTGGCGTTTATTGCGACGTTGCCGGACCTTGCAGCACAAGAAGGCGTTTGGTGGGAATGCTCCTATAACGCCAATTTTAGGGGATGCTACCCAGGCATGGGATACGGGTTCGACGGTGTCAATTTCATCCCACCGGCACAACCTGAGCCCGAGCCGACGCCGGACGATTACACCGTCCAGCCTGAGCCAGTGATCGAGGCCCCATAATGGCCAAACTAGTAAAAGGTGGCGTCACTCTACGCGACCAGGTCAATAAGCGCTTTCCAAAAAGGGATAAAGCCTCGGACGGTTGGATCGGCGACGCTGCACACCAATCACGCGAATCGGACCACAACCCCGACGCCAACGGATGGGTCCACGCCATTGACATTGACAAAGACCTCGGCGCCAAAGGTGACGCGAAGAAACTAGCGGACCAAATAGTCGACTACGCGGCGAGCAAGAAAAAGGGCGCCAAGCGTGTCAAGTACGTAGTATTTCAGGATCAGATAGCGTCAGCCACATATCCAGAGACCAAATGGCAATGGCGCGGAAGCGGCTACGGGCACTACGACCATATCCACGTGTCATTTACCGCAGCTGCGGAAGAGGACGGCTCCGACTGGCCCCTACCCATATTTACGGTGGCCACCGAGTGACCGACACCGTAGGGATGCTAACCGCCTCATTCGGCCTACTCATCGCGATACTCGGTCTAGTCGCATGGGTAGCCAGAGGCCAAAGCAAAGCCAACCGGCCGAACGGCGGCGCATCGCTCTACGACATCGTGGTACGCATCGAGAAGCGCATTGACAGGTTAGAGAAACAGTCCGATGAGCACCTACAGCACCACCTAGAAGGGAGGAATAATGCTCGATAAACTCAATCCCGAGGTTCGGCACATTGTCCTAATTCTGATCGTCGTGGCACTCACCTGGCTAGCCGCATCCATTCCGGCCCTGAACCTTGACCCGTTATGGGCGCCACTACTAGGTGGGGCCGTAACTGCCCTACTTGCCTATTTCACCCCTTTAACTAGGCAATACGGTGTAGGTTCGGCGCGTCGCACCGAATAACCCCGAGGTTCCCGATATGTTGACAAGGTAACTACGAGCACGGGAGGCATATATGGAGTTTGTTACCACTACGGAGGCGGGCCGGATGCTAGGCGTCGGCCCCGACACGATAAAGAAATATTACGAGGTCGGGATCATCGACGGCCACAAACTACCGGGCCGCGGGGATCTACGCATCGAGGTCGCGTCAGTGGAACGGGTCAAGGGTACGCGTGTTTCGGTACCCAGTCCTACTAGCTCTGCGGCCGAGTGATGGCCGCCGCCGTGATGATTGCGGCGCTACTAGCACCGGCCGCTATGCCAGTAACTCCACCACCGGTATCGGTATCGGTCAACGATCCGGCCCAAACAGGTGTCAGAGCCTCGGCGTATACAGGCAAGTATTACCGCGCTAACCAAGAGACCTACCGCAAATGCGTAGGCCAGCGGGAAGGCCGTTTTCAATACTGGGGCACCGGCTCAATGGGATATTACAAGGGCACGTACCAAATGCGGGACGAATTATTTAGCGGCGCCGCGTGGATGATAGGCCGCGAGTTGAAAACCACATACGCCAATTGGGACGTGATCCGCGCACAGCTCCTAGATACACCTGGTCACAAGTGGGGCAGGTTCTGGCAGGACGCGGCATTTTATACCGTGTTGAATTGGCGCGGTGATGGTGTCGGCGCGTCACATTGGGCCGGGGGCCGGTACGGGTGCACACTATGACCGTCGACCCGTCCCTAGTGTTCTTAGCGTGCCTAATAGGTGGGGCCGTGGTGCTGGCCTACTTTCTTGGGATCGAGGTCGGCAAAGATGGGCGACATCATTAGATGTGGCGGGTGCGGGTGTTGGGTTTATGTAGCCAAAATGACACGGGAGGAACTAGATGCAAATCTACGAGAAGAGATACCCACGACCCGTCAAATCGACGGACCCGACGATAGCGGTCACGAAGTGGTCCTATGCGTCAGATGTCGACATCCTAGTAGCAAGCGAAGCACTAACGACCCTGATTAAAGTTAGCCCAGAACTGGCAACCAAGATGGGTTGGGCGCTACTCGAGGCGGCGGTCGCTAAGCCCATGCCGGACGACGCAGCATGACCGGCACGCTATTTGACATTGAGCACAAGTGTGCGGGCCCGTGGTGCCGATACTGCGAGACACGCACCGGGCCAGAGGCGGCCGAGGCCGCTATCGAGGCCACGGTCACAGATCCCGAATGGACCATGCGGGCAGTCGACTGGCTCAACCAGATAGGGCCATACGTAATCATTACGGCCGATGAGCTGACACGGGACATTGGTCTACCGGTCGGGTCAGGTAACCAGGTGGGCGCCATATTTCGCAAGTGGCACACCGCACGCATGATTGAGCCGGTCGGGTTTACGACGTCAGGCCGGGCAAGTAACCACGGGAGAATTCTAAGAGAATGGAAAACCACATGAGCCGCGAAGATTACATCGAGGTATCGGAACGTATACAACGATTTTACGAGAAGTATCCGGATGGCAGTTTGCAAGGATCGTGGGAGTGGCTAGACGACTCTCATAACGTGATCGTGTATCGGGCCGAGGCGTATCGGACAGCGGATGACATTCGCCCTGGTGTTGGGTACGCGTCAGAACCATATCCCGGGACATCTAATTTCACCCGTAACTCTGAGATTATGAACGCGGAGACCAGCGCGTGGGGCAGATGTTTAGCTAGTTTGGGCATTGCGGTTCATCGAGGTATTGCGTCAGCGCAGGAAGTGAGAGCTGCACAACGTGGCACCGATGTGCCTAAGACAACGCGGGTCAGCACGACTGAGGATGATAACGGATGGTACGGCCCACCGGTCGAGCAGACACCACACGTTGACCAAGGCCCGAGCCCGGCCCAGATGACCTACGCGAAGAAAGAACCGGCGACGGATAAGCAGTTGAAACTGATCATTATGAAACTTAAGGGCATGGGGATCATCAGCCCCGATAGCATCCTGCAATACGTCAATGCGGTACTAACTGAGAACAACATCGACCACGTAGCGGGCTCATCAGAGATGACTAAGCACGACGCGTCCAAGGTGATTGACGCGCTAATGGCTAACCCAGCCGCAGGATAGGCAACCGATGAGCCCAACGGTGCCCGACCGTATGGAGCGACGATAACCAGGGGGCCGACTAACACTCGGCTAAACACCCGTCGCAGGGGGATCGCCCTATGTCACCATTGGGCGGTGTGATGCGGAGAAGATGCAGCGCGAAAGCGTGAGGACAATGATGGGAAAGAACTAATTACCAACGAACAGAGTGAGCAAGGGCGCAGCCCGCGAACCACAACAGCAAAAGGGAGAGAGACATGGGAACAAAGTTTGAAACACACTGCGGGAAACAGGGATGCATATGCGACCACCAAGTCAGCTGCTACAAAGGATGGCGCGACCTCGAGGACAAACCCACATCACCATGCCAAACCTGCCGACCCGACACACACAGACGCTGGGTGGACACCCTCGACGCACGCAGCAAAGGCCTACCATTGCCAGTGATCGCCAAGATCTGGACCGGCGTCTATGCCTGACAAGCGCAGATCAACCCCCGCATATGCCAGGTGGCGCAAACAAGTACTAACCCAGTGTGAACCCGTGTGCATACGCTGTGGATATCCAGTGGACATGAACCTACCCTCCACACACCCCGACGGACCAACCGCAGACCATGAACCCCCATTAGCTGAGACTGACCAGGCAACTCCCGACATGACAGGGGCGGGCATTGCTCATCTATCCTGCAATCGTAGCCACGGAGGGAGGCTAGGAAGTTCACGGATGAAAAGGAACGCACCAAATAAAAAAGTCTCTCAACGTGGCTCAGATCCTGTTTTTAGGGTAGGCCTTCAAGCC